TGGGAAACCTCGACGCCGTCACGGGTCAGATAGAACGTTGCCGTAAGCGCATCGGCCTCTGGGTCAACGTCCTCGACCACCGTGTGGGTCAAAGTGCCCGACCGGGCCTGCTGCTCGACACCATCATAGAAGAACGCTGCCTCGATCGTCGTGGCCGCCAGCGTCGACAGCGCGGTGCCTGTGACCAGTTCGCCAATAACACCCGAACCGGTGACCCCAGGCGTGCCGTCAAAGGCCAGAGTGGCCACCTCAAGATTGAAGGTGATCTGCGCCGAGCCTTGGGCGTTCGTAGCCGTCAGGGTGATCGTGCTGCCTGTCGTCAGCGTGGCAGGATCGATCTCAAGCGCGTTGCCGTTCCGAGAGGCACCAGCGTAGCCCGACACGCCGTAGCTATCCGCGCCTGTGAACAGCGTAGAGACGTCGTTCACGATCACCTGCGTGGCTGCGGTGTGCGTGATCAGCTGGTCATTGATTGAACCGACTGCGACCGGTAGCGAAACCGCGGCTGCGGGGCCGAGCACGTTCGAGTAGCTGATAGCCGTGCCACCTGAGTTCGAACCCTCAGACCGAAGACGGTAATGCTTTCCGGCTTCCTGTGGCGGGCTGCTCAGCGATGCTGTGCCTGTTCCGATCCAGTCCGTGCTACCATTGTCGGAGTCCTCCCACTCGCGCGAGACGACCACGTTGGTGCCGTTGAATGTGGCATCCGTCCCAACAAGTTGAACGCCTTCGGTTGTGTCGCCAGAGATGCTTGCCTCTGTGTTGACGGTCGGGATCTCGTACTGGATCGGCGCGAAGGCCCGATATGTATCGCCATCGTCGCCCAGACCCTCCCAGAAGAGCCCCGCGCCGTCGCCGGCCGTGTAGTCGCTTGGATTTGCGACTGAGCCATAGGTGGCATCGCCGTAGGCAGTGCCCCACGTCTCTGTGGTCCAGCTGGTGACGCCTGTTGGGAACGGGACAGAGATTGACGCCTCGTCGCCTGGGCGGGCTGCACCGTCTGTCAGGCCGGTCATCGTCAGCTGCTCGATCGTCGACGTCGCAAGCGCGAATGTCCGAGCAAGCCCGGCCAGAATGTCGATGCAAGGTGTAGGCATTCCAAGAACCTCTGGAACGGAAAGAAATCGGCCCGAGAGTTGGAAACCCCCGGGCCGCGAATTCAGCTTGTGTTTTTAGGCGCTTATGCGTGGCTGCGGAAAACCGTTGCCTCACCGCCGCGCGTGCGGGCGTAGAGCCGGTTGGGCGTGCCAACGCCTGGGAACAGCGTTTGCAGATCAAGGTTGAGAACCCCGATCCGCTTGTCGAGCTCAATGCCCTCTTCGCTGCCGGGCCCCGGTGCTCCCGGGCCATTTGTCCCCATCAGAATGATGATGTTCGGGCCCTTGTTCTGAACAACGACGCTGGCCACAGCCGTGTCGGTCAATTCAGTCCAAGCTGTGGTGAGGTTCACGTCGCCGTTCTGAGCCATCTGTTTCTCCTGTTATGGCCAATAGGCCGCATCGGTGTAGTTTTGCGGGATTGGGTCCGTGTCTTTGATCGTCCAAGCCGCGGTGGTGACGGCACTCTTGAAGGTCTGCCAAGCGCTCCAAAGTTCGACGATCAGAACCGCTGTGAGCGCGTGGTTCACGTTGCTCGGATCTCGCCACGTCATTTCGGTCGCACCCTCACCTGCAAGAACTATCGTCGAGGCTTGCATCGACAGCGCGAGCAACGCCGCGTCATCGGTGCCAATCACCGTGATCAGCTGGCCACCGTTTAGGCTGATTTGCGTGCCCTCAGAGATCCTGCGGTCTCTTTCAGCATCCACGCGATCAGGCGTGACCAAAGGCGGAAGCCATTCGCCATTGATCCGCCTGTGACCGCGACCGACGCTGTCGTCTGTGATCTGATAATAGCCGTCGTCTTCTGTCGCCCAATCCGGGCGGACGTTGGCCTCGATCACGTTAGTGACCTCGTCGTTTTCAACTCTTGCAAGTTTCATATCAGGGTCACCACTACCTTGCCTTTGGCGCCAACAGCGTTTCCACCGCCACCACCACCTGGTGCTTCACCGGGCTCGTTGTTGTTGCCACCAGCGCCACCAAAAACGCTTTCTCCCCCTGCAGCAAAGACGCCGATGTTGGCACCACCACCACCGCCGCCGCCCAAAACACCAGTTCCGACAGCGTTGCTTGCTGAAAGACCACCCCGTCCGCCTGACCAAATGGTTTCGTTCGACCCGTATGTCCCATTTGGACCCGGTCCACCGCCATTTTCCCCAGTGCTAACGAGACCTGACCCGCCTCCGAACGCAGTCAGCCGGATGCCAAAAGTGGTGTTTCCGCCAGATGCGTTGACTGCACCACCGGCCCCAATTCCGATGGCCTCGGTGTTGCTCACATCTTGAGACAAAAAGCTGCCTTCGATGTAAGAACCGCCGCCGCCACCACGGTTGTTCGTGCCACCGCCTCCACCGCCTCCCCACATCTGAACAATGATCGCACGATCATTGCCGACGCCAGCAGGTTTGACCCAAGTGCCAGAGTTGTCGAACGTCCACTGCTGAAACTCGATCGAGGCCTGTGCAGAAACGGCGCCGCGCAGAATGTAGTTACCCGCCCAATAGACCACGTCATAGAGCGTTCCGGGTTGGAGGGTGCCAGCTTCGAGCGTCGTCCCATCGGCGTTCAGAATGTCGGCTTCTGGCGTGCCCGCGATCGTGAGTGTCACACCACCGGAATTGACCGACGTGGCCATGAACCGAAACACCATGTTGTCGGTGAGGCCGTGAGTATCGATCTCGGGATCGACATCAGCCGTCAGGCTGTTTGTCCCCGCCACATTCGAGAGGGGCAGTGCCGAGTTATCGAACAGCGCGCGCAGAAGCCGCGCATATTGGTTCCCGAAACCCTCGGTTTGACCTACGTCAACAAAGGGCACGTCCGGGGAAGACCCGTCATAGGTGCTACGCAGCATTTGCCCAAATCTCCGGTGCTTCGTCGACCATTGTCACCTCAGCGGTCAGGTCTTGCTGTGGGTTCACCGCGAACACGATTGCTCGCTTGACCTCGCTTTGCAGCGGGCCAACCAGGACGAGGTCGCCTATCGCCACGCCGGCGTCGGCGATCTCGCTGTCAAAGGTCAGAGTGGACGTCTGACCGGTCAGGCCGGTTAGTTCGTGGGTTGTGATCGACCCGTCCGATCGACGGATCACACAACCGGTCCTTTGGCCCGCCGTGGCAAAGTTCATGTTTCCGGCCAAGTTCAGCGTCGTCATGTCAGCGAACTCAGAGAACGGCACCTCATCGTCGAGTGTGACGCTCGCCAGAAAGCCTGGCGATCCTGCTTGCAGAGACGTGATCCTGCCCTGTCCAGCCGCTTGTGAAAGCATGTCGTGTTGAACAGCGACCAAGCTGCCCCGCCGGCAAACCAGCGCCTCGGCCGGGGCCGTCAGCGAGAAGAACGCCGAGCGTTGACGAGCCTGTAGCAGATCAAACGCAGCGCGCAGGCGGACTTGGTCCTCTGTCACAAGACCCCGATAGGTCACTTGCTCGACCAAGCCACTGTCGTCGCTGACGCCGTCACGGAAAATCACAACCTGCCGCGTGTCATAGTTCTGGTTGCGATCTGAAAACGTGACGCGGAAGCCGTCTGGCAGATCAGCGAAGGCCTTGGTGAAGCTAAACCCGGTCGAGTTCCGAGGCGAAAACAACTGAACAGGCGCCTCGGCTGTCCGATCATAGTCCGGTGTGACGCCCCAGATCTCGGAAAGATACGGGCGGGCAAAGCCACAGGCCGTCACGATGCTTGCCGCCTCCAAGACGCTGACGTCCTGAACCACGGCGTTGCACTCATATCCCTCGTCGATGCAGCGTTGACGCCATGACACAATCCCGGCGTCATCAATGATCTCGGGTGGCACGGGGTCAACGTTCAGCAAGCCCGTGTAAATGTCCCGCAAGTGCGGCGCCGGGTTCGAGGTCTTTGTCCAGTTCGTCCAAGCTGCACCATCCCAATCCCGAACATAGCCCGACGCAATGGTGGACAGACGGTCTACGCGCCGATTCCGGGCACGCACAGCGATCATTGCGAGATCGTCGGTCGTGATCGGGTTCTCGTTCCACACACTGGTGGCGCGAATGATGAACAGTGTGTCCGCGATGCCGTCGCGGCTTTGGGCGATCGTGCGTGTCGACGTGCCTTCGAAGTGGAAAAAGCTGCGGACAGCACTGGATAGCCTGTAGTTAGAGTCGAAAAAATTGCCCGAGCGGAACGAGTATCCGCGCTGCAATTCAAACTCGTAGCGACCTTTCGGAAAGACGGCCTTGTCGAGCGTGATCCTCGCCTCATAGCGGTTCATGATCACGTTCTTGACCCCGCTCGTCGCACTGTTCGCTCCGTTGATCCATGTGTCGCCAGCCTGCCTGAAATAGGGATCAGCCTCGTAGCCCGGCCACTGGGGCGCGTTGGTTTGGATTGGTGTCAGGACATGGGCTGCGGTCCAGCCCTCTTGTGCAGAGGCAGCCGCTGAACTGACCTCACCGTCTTGCCAAGCGATGATGATGCTCGTCCGCATTTGGGCAATCTTCGCGGCCTCAAAGTGCAGTTCCGGGCCATTGATCCAGGTCGTCGAACCGACTTCGCGAAACCGGATCCTTATTGGCACCCGCAGGCGCGCTGTCTCACTGGCGTTCTGATGAATGCCTTGCGGAAACGTCAGGTTGATCCAGACCTCGTCGGGCTCTTGCCGTGAGGCAACCGTCGTCGGGGGCGGCAACGCGTCCTCTTCGTCGTCCGTAAAACTCTCCAGCTGTCGCCCATCGGTTTCGGAGACCGTATGCCCGCGCAACTCGGCTTGAACCGGTTCCGCTCGACCTTGCCGGCTGATCAGCGTCAGTGGCTCAGCGCCACCAAACCCGTCACGGGTCTCGAACTCGACGTCATTGGCTTCGTCGATCGGCGCCTCGGCGATCCGGATGTCGGACAGTTCGTGGGGCCCGGCCAGTACAAAGACCGCCTCAACCACCTCGTCCTCGCCCTCATAGTAGGTCAGCGGTTCACAACCGAGCGGCGGAAACACCTTGTGCGTACCCACAACCCGAGGAATGCCTCCATTGGGGTCAAGGATGTTGCCATCGGCGCCGGCCGAGCCTGGGGCTCGTGTGTTGCTGTCATCGGGCTGGGCAAGCGTGGGCGGTGGCGCCAAGGCGCTAAGCAGAAGCGACCCGGCGAGGCTGACACCTGCCGCCAAGAGCGTTGCGCTCACCGTGCCTTTCGCGAATAGCCCCCCGGCAGTTGCCAGACCGCCGCCAGCGATGAAGCCTGTTGCAGCGGTGATCGCGATCGAGGCCACAAGAGCGAGAATGTTCTTGCCATCCCCATCACCGCCACCGGCTGGGGTAGCGTGGAATGAGACCTCGACGACAGCGCCGTCATGAGTGCGCGGGCGCGGGCGAACAGATCCCCAAAGAGCACGAGGGACAACGTGCCCGGCGATGCAGATCGATCCGAACTCGTCGAAAGTATTCGGCAATTCGCCGATAAGATTCCGAATGTCCAACAGCGTCGACCCCTCGGGAACATGGCGCACGATGGGCGCCAGTTCGAAGGGCGGGCGATATGTGACGGTCAGGCTCATGTCGTCCCTTGGTAGGTTCGAAAGCCGCGCAGGCGGCTGGCTACGGAATAATGAGCCAAGGGCACCACAACGGCGCCCGAGGCGTTTTCGGTGTGCAGGACGCGGTCTGCGCCTACGAGGACGCCCACGTGGCCGACAACGCGGCTTCCGGCCCTTGGATTGGTCATGAGCACCACATCAGTCTCCTGTGGCGCCCTCGGCTCGCCCCAGACGTCCGAGGCGGCTTGATCGGTCATGGTCCGTGCGATCTTCGCCCGGGTGCGCATCGCGCATTCAGCCCCGCTTCGGCGAACGTAATCTGCTGCCAATTCGCCGTAAGACGGCAGTTCGATCCCACGCACATCCCGGTAGACCGCCCGGACCAGCCCCCAGCAGGTCAACTGACCAGGCAGCACGCCGAACGGTGCGCCGATGTAAGGCGCCCACCAGTTCAGCGGAAGAGACCAGGCAGACGGGACTCCGTCGCGCTCAAGCCCGGCCATGGCTCGACCGAGTAGTCGCGAAGGGACACGATCCCGGTGAGTTCGATCGGATTGACCGACACCTCGCGGAGTTCAAAGTGCGAATATGCATAGACCGGGGTTGCCGTTCCTATTTCTGTTCGCGGATTGACCGAAAGATCAAAGTCCGCCGAGGACAGGATCGTCATTTCGATCTGCGGCCGGTCGTTGGCATCAAGAACAGCCTGACCGATCCGCCGATCAACGTTCGGGACGCGCAACTCAGTAGTGGGCTGCGCTTCATTGTCGGTGAGAGGTCGGAAATCGAAGACGATCCCCTCATATGTGTTCCCGGCCCACACGTAGCTGACCGGGTCGCTGACCACCCGAATAGGAACGTCCAGTTCCGAATGCCGGATGGTCAGAAACGCTAGAAGCGCGATGGCAGTCTCGGGCCGTTCCAGCTGCGCACGGGTGGCGGCAGGAATGGTACGGTTCACGTCGGCACCTCAATGATCTGAAACGAGATCGAGTATTTGAGGCCATCCACCGGAACCACGCGGAACGGAGGATTTGCTGGCATAATTCGCCATTCGCCTGCTTGCCGCGTCGCTGGATGCGGAAAGTCGAAGGCCAAGGCACCGTTTGCAATGTCGTTCCGAAACCAGTCCACAAACGTCTGATACTGGCCGACATTTTGCGGGACCAAGGTGATGTCCCAGATCTCGGGGGCGATGCTTGTCCGCGATCGCTGCAGGGGTGGGCCGATCTCAGGGGAGAACGACACCAGGTTGTCCTGCAAGCCACCAGAAGTCCCGTTTGCAGCCGCCTGATCCGATACAAATGGGGGCCATGCAACGGCCATGCTATCGCCTCCGAACTTGTGGTGTCAGACCAAGCCGACCTTGCAGAGAAGCATCATATCCACCGCGGGCCATCGAAGATCCGACCTGGACGTCAATGATGTCTCGACCATCAGGACCGGTGCGTCGCTGTGTCTTGGTGCCTTCCGGCGCGCCGATGATGTTGATCTCGACGTTGCTGCCGGGCGCCTGCCCCTGTCGCCGCGTGTGGTCCGTGACCGTCTCATTTGGGTGAAGGATCGCAGCGAACCCGCCGCGCCCGTCCACGCCTCCTGTCCGCGCTCCGTTGCCCGTAAATCCGCCGCCGTCAAAGCTTGGCAGGGGTGAGAAGCCACCGGCGCCGAAGATAGAGGGCAGGGCAGTGGAAAGCCCACGGAAGACCAGCGTTTGCAATGCCAGTTCAGCCAGCCGCTTACCCAGCTGCTCAAGTGCAGCCTGGGGATCGTCGAATATGCCGCTGAACGCGCCCTTGATGGCCCCGGCAACCGAACTCGCGAGGCTGCTGACCTCGTTGAATTCCTCTCCCACCTGCTCGATCGCGCGGTTGTATGTGTCCGCATCGAGGTATCCGAGGCGGTGCAGTTCGTTCAGATCCCGCAACTCCATTGCATAGAGCTCGGCTTCTGTACGGGTTTCGCGATAGACGCGCGCCGCTGCGGACTCCAGGCGGCGTACCTCAGCAGCCCGGCCGCCACTGCCACCGCCACCACCGCCGCCGCCGGAACTGCCGCCACCACCACCGCCGCCGCGTAGCAGTTGCGTGTAAGCGCGGTCGGCATCACGTGCGGCGATCTCGGCCGCCTCCGACTGCTCTGCCAAGGCTCGAACCTGTCGCTCCTGCTCGGCAATTTGACCTGCCTGACCGGAAGCAATCTGCGAATAGCCGCCGTCGTCCAAGTCGTTGCGGAAGTCCGCCACGGCAAGGCGCCCTGCGCGCTCGACAGGCTGACCAACGGTTTCCTGCTGGATCCGAGCCCGCTCTAGGCGTTGCAGCGAAGAATTCACGCTCTGCCGCGCCAAGGCCTGCGCCTGGGCCACCGCTGACGAGAGGTTTCCTGCAATCCTGCTGGCCTCGTTTGCCGCCGCCCCAATCACTGGTGCAATGCCGGCGGCAGCTGCCTCCAAGTCCTCGGCCCGTGCCCGCGCTTCATCGGTCTCGTTCGACACGTCGATGAACTCGTCTAGCATGCGACGAACCTCATCGGGCAGCCGAGACAGCGGGATTTCGAGTTCTTCCAAGGTGGCCAGAAGCTGTTCAGCCCCCGCCTGCTCTTCACCGAAGCTGATCGCATCGTCGAGATTGTCGAAGAGCAACTGCAGCTGCTCCGCCTCTTCTCGAAGGACGCCAAAGTCTTCCTCGATGCGGCGCAGCTGGATCTCACCGCCACCCCCGCCGCCCCGAGCACCGCGAAGGTCCAAGGATTGGTAGGCGCTCAATGTGTCCCGCAGGATCAGGGCTTGGTCCCGAAGTCGGTCATTTGCCAGGCTCGCGCGGAGCTCGGCCTGCGCCAAAGCAAACTCCCGCACGCGCACCGTGGCCGTGCCATAGGTCGCCGCCAGTTCCTCGGTCGTGGCATTGATGATTTCGAGCGGTGCATCCATGGACGTAATCAGGTCTTCCAACTCGTCCATGTCACTCTCGAAGGACCGCGCAGCGTCACCGGCTTCGAAGAATTTCATCACAAGAGGCGTAAGACCACCGATTGCAGCACCAGCTGCGATCCCGATCGCACCGAAGGGCAGCAGAATGTCAGGCAACTGGATGGCCAACGACCGAAAGAAGTTGCCGGTAGCTGCGGTCTGCTGCGCGACCTGGTTCAACTGCAAGAGCGTGGACCGGGCGGCAAAGCCGAACCCACCCATAGCCGAGCCTGCTGTGCCCGCACTGGCTGCCACGCCAGCGACCGAGGCTTGCGCACGTGCACCTGAGACGGCGACGTCCTGCAACTCTGCACCGAGCCGGTCAGCCGTGGCCGTCAGGCGCCGCGTCTGTGCGTCTGCCTTGCCCCGGATGCCGTCAGTCGATCGAGGTTCTGGGAACCCTGC